AATCAAAGCTATCAACGGAACTTCACCATTTTTCACGATGCAAGATCGTACGGCCATGGCGAAATTCATTTTGTCAGTCGCTGATGAAAAGTCTTTTGTTGGCGATTGTCAACAACGCATCGGCTTATTAGAACGTAAATTATCAGCGGCTAGAGACTCTATTTCAAAATATAGAGAAGAAAATATTTATTTAAGATCCCTTTCCGATACAGAGGTTAATCGTTTAAAACATAAAAGTAACTATTTACAATTCTCGAATGACACTTTAAAGAATAGAAATGAAGACCAATTTAAATTAGTGGAAGCTTACAGAAAAGATAATGAAAATCTAAAGGCAGAATTGGCAAAACGCAACGATTGGGATCAAAAAGTTTTTCCTAATCTAAAAGATTATACTGATCCCGATGGATATGTATATAAACCTTGTGACGGAGAATCGCACTATATTTTCTCTAAGAGGACTATAGAATTACGCAATGAAAATGAAGAATTAATTAAGAAATTGAATCCTCTTAAAGATTTTCAAACCAAGGATGGAACTGTTTATCATCCTAACGATGGCGAGGCGGCTTATAATTTGAAGAAAAGAATTGATAACTTACGTGATGAAGTCAAAGGGCTTAAACGAGAAAATAAAGATTTAATCAATAAGGTCAAGGAGCTTACACAAACTAATAAAAATTTAAGCAATATAGTTTGGAATAAAAACAAAGAGGATTTTTGGAATCAGAATCCTTTTATGGCAAAATGGGATCATGCTAAAGATAAGGATTATACCGGTTTCTTGACAGAGTTCCATCCATCCGGACCGAATTGTCGATGTTCTGTTACGCCAACAAAAGATGCTTACGAAAAATTCATCACAACGTTGAAAAAATGTTTGCCTGAACACGTTAAAAAGGCAATAGAAGGAGCTGGAGAAATTATCCTTACTGAAGTCACTGTGCATGGCGGCGGAGTTTCTTTTAAAGGTGAAATTTAATTTGTAAAAGCCCTGGTTCTTCAGGGCTTAATTTTAGGATTTTATTATGAAATATTTATATCGATATGATTATGATGAAAAGTATACCATTGAAACGTATACCGACGAAAGGAAGCAGATAGTCGTCGTTTTAAGAAAACGCGTTGTAATAAAAGAAACTCTTGCATATTATTATTCGGTAGATGAATATTTTTGGAACTTAAACAAAAACGACAGTTCTAATTTCCTTGGATATTCAAAAGAAACTATCAAACGAAACACTTTTAAAACTTTGAAAGAAGGAAAAACTTCCTCATTTCAAGACACAAAAGAAAAAGCTTTATCGAATTTTTATAATCGAAAAATTAACGAAATTGAGTATTCAAAGGAACATATTTTAAAAGCGAATACCGCGTTGAAAATATTGAATGGAACATCGATAGAATCTATAGTCAAAGCAAAAGATGATCAGTCTTTTGCTTTGAGCGATAATGGTTCGTCAATTATTATAGACCCTTTCCTGATAGCTGATATTCCAAGGAAAGATTAATCAAAGAATCCCATGGCTTTACGTACCGGTTTCATCACGGCCATAATCGCGGCATCGGCAATGTTAGGTGATTTGATGTCGCGTTTTTTCAGATCCTTTTTAGTTTCGACCATAAATTTACCATTATTGCTCGTGTCTTTTAATGGCGTTGATAATTCAAAACACATTTTCGTAAGATAAGGTTCTTTTACTTTAGATGTGTCAATAGAAATCAATTCTTCTATTGGGTGCATAATTCCTAACTCAACGCGTTCATATGTTTTTCTGAACCGTTCCCCTACTTCTACCCATCCTTGCGCTTTCACGTTCTCGAAATATTCTTTATTGGTAACATTTAAATGTGGCAGCTTAAGAAAAACTTTATCTGGATGATGGACGCCAGCCCCCGCATTGAAGGCATCATAAATTAATTTGAAAGGAATATTTTTTTCTTTATTAACGGCATTAAAATCTTTGAAATTAGATCCCATATTGCGGCCGAGCCCTGTCGCATCGTATGTCACCGTCGTATTATTTTGCATTGCATGATTATAAACGCGATGCGCAGATTTATTTAGCTGATCTTCAAGTCCTTTCCATTCTTCGACATGGCAGATAATATTATCAATAAAATCGACGATTGCATTAAGATCTTCTCCATCATCTGCAACGTCGTAGCCACTCCTACGCACACTATCTTTAGGCCATTCAGGAATTTTAAGATGGGCATCTTTCGCCGCAAGTATGAACTTAAGATTGATAACAGATTTGTCCGCGCCGGTCATTGGTTCTCCGCCGTAAATATGATCTGCCTGTTCTTTATTTTCGGCATACGCTGCTTTAATAACGCGTACCATTTTTGGAGATAAAAATGGATTTTCATCCCAGTTTATTTTTCTAACGATAGCGCCTTTAGGTGGATTAACGACGAAGCGTTGATAGGCAAAATCAGTTATATTGCCAGGATTAAATATTATCCATATTTCAGAATGATTCGCGCGGATGGTAGGTTCAATTGTCGTCCACTGTATTTCTGTTAAATAGTTTGCTTCTTCCAGCCAGAGAACATCGATTCCTTCGGCAGATTTTATTTCTGACAAATTGCGTGCAATACCATAAAAGATAAATTCCGACCCGGTGTATCTATGTTTGATTGAATTTTTGGTAATAATAAATTCACTTTTAAATCCAGAGACGGCTATTTTTTCGCAAAGCAATGTATAAACGGATTCGCTGATACGATTTTGAAATTGCCGCGCGCAAAGAAATCGTAAAGTAAATCGTTGGGCGAGATAGATGGCGTGACCGGCTGCATCATGTGAATTGTGCGTAACGGTTCCGTCTGCTAAACAAAATAAATGATCTCCGTTTACAGAGAAACCGGCATATTCTCCATAACCATAATCTGAAACGGTTGTGTATGTTGTAAGATGATTTTTACAATTAATTTTATTTTCTATAGCTTTTTTTCTAGGCAATAAGGTTGGAATTCTGTTAAGATTTCCAGAAAATGTTATTGACCATGCAGTTCCAACAAAATTATTTTGAGCTGTAGTCGTTCTTTTTAAAATTGAAGATTTAAACCCTAATGTATCAACTAAAAGTTTTATGTCTTTAGCCATGTTTTCGCATGAAGAAACAATAACCATTGATGCACGTTTTTTTAAATAGGTTCCATCAGTATCTATCAATCCGGCCAACAATTTTAATCTAATATCTTCTGAATTATTTATATATTCTTTAGGGATTCTTTTGTCTACTTTATTTCTGATTACTTTTTTATCTTTCCTAGTAAAATATGTTAAAATTCCGTATTCGTTTAAGGCAGTTAATATTCTATTTTTTCCGCCCTTCTGATATTCAGCTATTCTATATTTAGACGCTTTAGATCCATTATTTCCAACGAAATACATTTTCATATTTTGACTGATAGAAAAAGATTCCATGTAGTCAATTATTTCTTCGTCCATTGTTGTGATGATTGCATTATCACGATCCCCATCTCCTAACCACAATCCTAAATAATAAGGATCAATTTTAATTTCCTGTTCTTCGAAAGAAATAAGTCCAGCCTTGTACCCTAAAAAATTAGTCTTAAACTTATTAGATCTTGCCATATATTCTTTGATTGATATATTTGCGACGTCTCCATATTCAGGATACCGGATTGAATATCCTTCCACATTTGCAAGAGGTTTGCTTTTGTAAGATGATTTGGTGCGCTTCAACGACAATATATGTTCATCGTTGACTATGTAATCCATGGCAGTTGATTGATGCACTAAATAAAGTTGCGACTTGCCGCGCGTCGTATCCAGAACTTTTCGTGGCAAGCTGTCCGGTCCCATGACCAGATCCCCTACTCTAATATTTTCAACAGCTTTTAACGTGCCATTGAACATCATGACTTGGGTACCTAGTCCTAAGCATTTTGAACTTGCCCGTCCGCCGTAAATCACTTTCACATCTGAGGGCTTGCTCCACGTACTGCGTAGCGCCGGGTTGAGCTTAAATCCCTTAGTCGTGGCGTTGAATCTAAAATCGGATAACATAACAACAATTCCTCATTATTTTTATGTTCCTAATATATCAGTTTTTCTTAAGTATCGAAAGCTCTTGCGTTCATTGGCTGGAAAGGGCATACTGTTCATTGACGTTTATGTAGATTGATTTTGGATGATAGGGTTATGAAAACTGAACAAGAATTAAAAGAAGAATTCGATCAGAACTTTATTTCGGACGAAAAGAAAAGAAATAAAGAGAGATCTTCTCAAATAAAAGAGACGTGGGACAATCCACGAATTTTTAAAGCCAGGACAACACGCAATCATGTTTTTGTGCAATGGTTTCCTTACGAAAGCGTGGACGAATTCAAGTCCGTCGCCCACGCTTTCAACGTTTTGGGCTTACCGTTGTATAAACATTCGAGATTCAGAACGAGACTGAAAAAGGTTGGCGCTTTGGACTTTGTTTATAACGGGAAAACGTATAAATTCGAGGTGAAGAAATGAAAAACTCAAAATTTCATTGCGATATATGCAAACATCCTTTAACTGAAGATACCGAATCAGAATTTTACAATTGCGGTGGCACATGTTTAAAATGCATGGCTATTTATGGTGAAGATCCTGATTGCATAGAAACTCTTCAGAATATAATGATGATGCGTATGATTTCAAATCTTGATACGTGTTTAGATAAGGTGAAGAAATGAAAGCTGGCGATAAAGTAAAACTAATTGGAATGTCTGATTTCGTCGAAGATTTGACGATGAACAAAATTTATTCTGTAGTCGTTGGCCCTGGTGGCAAAGACATTGCTTGTGGCGGAAAAGTTTTATATAACGGATTTATCATTTTTGATGATGTAAACGAGGCTCGTTATTGCTCTCTTGATGGAACGTTTTCTCAATGGAAGAAAGTAGAATGAAAGGTTTACGCTCTAGGAATGATAAAATGATAAACACTGACAAAATAGTTTCGATAACAACCAGCCCGGTAGATGTTCAAGATATGAATGATGAACAGTTTTGTAAGTTTTTATCTGACGTTATTGCGCGTCACATGGAGACTGAAAAACGTTCAGCGCGAGATAAAGCTATTTCCGTTTATGGTCAGCCTTTCACTGATTAGCTTTTCAATCCAGATGAGGAGTAAACGACAATGAACAAGCTCAAATTGGTTATTTTATGTTCGTTTTTGATGACAGGATTTTCTGCTGTTTCGGCACCGATTTACCCTGGACAGGTCGGCGACGTTCTCCAGGCGCAGGACCAAACGATACAGGAAAAGCTGACGCACCCCGACGTAATCGCCGTAGAGGCCATCACACGCTATCAACTGCTTGAGTTGACGAATGTACAGGGGCCATGCTCTCCAGGCGAGTATGACGCCTATGTGATGGATAATCAGGGTATCGTCGTAATGCCTCTATGCTGGACGGCGGACGCGGTTGAACCCGCGATTACCCTTTCAGACGGTCACCGGCAAGCTCTCGAATATTTCAAATGGACGAAAACCGGCTACCTTTATTTAGGAAAAGTTTATGCAAAACAAGTTTCCGATTACAAGCGAGTCAACGGGATTAAGTAAGAAGCAATTTAAATCTTTTGATGAATTGTTTGACGAATATGGATTCAATACAGGCATTCAAGTTTTTGATGCAATCAATAGAATCATGTTGCGTCAAGAGCTTGAATGCCTTATGCGACTAGAGGATCTCATTAATGATAAACGACTCTGAACTTAAACGCCTTCACGAACAAGTCATGAAAGATTTGTCAACTTTGTTTGGCATTCCTGAAAGATTTTTGCTGCCGAAAGAACTACCACAATTTGAGATTGAGGCTAAAGAATATGAGCAATATAAAAGCAACTTGGGCGGTGTTAGATCTGGCAAATCAGTTTATGATTTTGTCATGCCTGCCGTTTCGTTAAATAAATTTGATATAGCCGCGCTGAATGATTTGGCTTATCCAACATTTTACGACAAATGTCGTGAAGTTCGGATACAAGAGTTATATTTGCGTGAGTGCATTAAAAAATCTTTTAACGTTCTTATTAAATGAAATTAGAAATAAAAAAGGAAGAGTTTTTACCGAACTTGCCGCGCCAATCATTTCTATTACTCTTATTTAACATTACGATTACAAAAGAAAGCCCGTAAATCGAACGCTACGGGCTTTTATCTGGTTAGCCAATACAATCATATGCCTACACCTCTGAATCGTCACCTTGTTCCGCTGGTGAAGGATTTTCGTCTGTCTCGGTCTCTTCGTCGTCCAACTCTTCGTCATCCTGGGCCATATCTGCCTCTTCCCTGTAAAAATCGTCCAATTTACGTACAGCTCGGGTCCTTCCGTTCTCATCGACAACAGTAATGCCGAAAATAACATTCAGCTCTTTTATCGCGCTCAATCTGACGTTATCTTTTGTCTCATCGCTTTTGACTAAAGAAACGAGAGAATGCGCCGACATACCTGGATTCCATAATTTCATCAATTTTAGATCTTGCAGCCGTGATTCAAATTGTTCGATGTAATATGGATTACTTTCAAGCATGATAGTGCGATTATTTCCATGGCCGTCAGATATGTAATCCAGGCCAAAGCTAACCATTAAGCACGTGATCGGGGCCGCGCCGCGCAGCCTGTTTTCGATATACAAATCGAATGACGCCCGGTTTTCGTCTGCGTAGTTGCGTAAGGCAAATTGTTCCACCTCCAATACGTAATCATCTTTAAAATTATATGCCATATAAAAATTCCATTTAAAACCATATGTAAATTCTAAAAGTTTATGGCCGCGACAGCAAGCAAACATTTAAATCCTTTATGGTCATTTTATGACCGATTTGGATGGATGAAATAAATTTGACTATTGCCGCGAGGTGTGCATTACAAAAAGTCGTCTGCCGATAAAAAAAGTCGTGATTTTTTGCCGAATGATAAAACTAAAGTTCTGTAAGTCATTGTTTTCTATATCTACTATTTTCTATATCACCTTACTTTACCATGTATAACATATAAGTATGTATATATAGTTTAGAAAGCTCGAGTACATTCTCGTTCTTATGGAACAATGAAAATTTTAACTTTCTGCCGAGTACGTGGTAAAGTAAGGCAATTTAGAAAATTATATCTATATAAAACAGTAGCCTATAGGACCTTAGTTTTATCGCATGAGACTTATCACGAGAATTCGTCCCGATTACGTGGGAACGTGCGATTAAAACTTAACCGATTTCTGTACATTTTCGCGGCAATTCCCAAAATTCTGAAAAATTACAATTTTTATGCTTTGTCAATCGATTTTTCAACTATCTGCTTTCGCAACACTTACTTACACTTTACGTCAATCCTCCGACCTCTAAAGCTGAAAAGGCCGCCCAACTGGACAGCCAAATTGCTCAAATAAAGTACAAAATCAAGACGCGGCCATCAATCCGGCACCAATTAATTTAGTAAGAAGAGCATTAAAATCTATCGCAGTGGGCGCAATAGAAAGCGCTGTTGTAAATGTCATCTGTAAAGCGCCGCCGCGTAAGACTGTGGTCGGAGTAGCCAACACTGTCGCTAGAGAAAGATTAGCTGATCCGTCAAAAGAAACGCCGACCGCTGTTGCTCCACCGGTCAATGAAACAATGCTTGGCGTTGTCAGGGCTGCGGCTTTACCTAAAGCGTTTCCCGTTCCTCCTTCCGTAATCGGCAACGCAGTTGTTAATCCATTGAGCGCCGTAATGTCTGAATTAATGCCGGATGCAGCCGCACCTAAATTTGTTCGAGAAGTCGCGGCAATATTACTGCCGGTTCCTCCCTGTGCGACAGTAAACGGTGTCGTGATCGCTGAAAGTGATGTGATATCGGAGTTAGCACCGGAAGCGGCGTAATGTAGAGCGGATTGTACATCGGAAGCAACATTCGACTGAATAAGCGTTTTTCCCATAATGCCCGCGTCGGTAATATCGTCAGCCGTAATCGTAGCTTCAACCGGTCCGCCTTTTACCATGGCCTGCATTAATTGAAAAGAACGTGAATTATTTCTAGAAATCATAATAGGGAAACCGTAAGGTTGCCAACCTGAAACCATGTTTAAAGAAATGACGTCGGTTAATTCGTCGTAAGAATCAGCAACAGCGGTCGTATAATCAGTGTAAGCCATAATATAAACCTCTCATTAACTGCAAATAGAGGCCCGTCCATGAGCCTTTATTTGCAACAATTAGACGAGTTTATCAAGTATTTTAATAAAATCGTCTTCTACGTCGTCAAAGTCTGTCCCTAAGACTTCCTTGAATTTTTTGTACAATGATATTTTATTCTGAAGCGTGCGAGGAACTGCGGACTGTGCAGGCGCTTGTGCTGCTACGATGGCTGCGGCTTGTGCCGGGGAAGTGCCTACACTTGCTGTCAATACATTAGCGCCAGGGCCACCAATAACAGTAGCAGATCCAGGAGCGGCAACACCTGACCCAATTTGGGATGCGCCATCGGACAGTGAAGGAAGAATAGGCGCCTGATTCGGGATAACATTGTCGTTCAAAACGTTAAGATCGCTCATAGTATTTACCTTTGTGTTAGATTGAATATTCTCAAACAATAGATTAAGAAATCTGTTCCAAATAATTTTAAAAAATTTCATTACAATTTCCTTTAGCTCAACATACCAAACCTCTCTTAAAAAGATCCCTTAGTAAATCTTTGGTCAGACCCTATCAAAACGTCGCATTCTGCTTCAAATTGCAGCAATTCATCCATATCAAACTTATCAGTAGAAATGCCATTTCTTAAAAGAAAAAGTTTGAAATCTCTTTCGTCTATATCAGACTCTAAAAAATATCCTCGATAAGCGATTTGTTTTTGTTCGAACCCTAATTTCTCCATATACATTTTTAATCCTTTATAATAAGGTTCTTTTTTCTTTTTATTCAAAAACTGTTGGCAAATTTCAAAGGTAGAAGTAAACCAGCCCTGTACTTTCCCACCTTTCGTAATATTTTTCCATTTACAGCCTAACAAAATTTCTTGCAAATTATTTTCTATAAAGCTGTCACGTATTGTGCCGCGAAGTTCTTTTTGTTCTTTCGCTGAGAACTTAAGAACGTGTTCGCTTACAGCATCAACGACTTTTATATAGCCGGAAAAATCATTTTCTTTCATCCAGGCGCGGCACTCTGCCATAATTTGCCACAAACTATTCTCAAAATTCTTAAAATCAGCCTTGTAATCCTGTTGCCATGATGGTTGTCCTTCTTTATCAGACTCCTGCCCTACAAACATCGGATAGAATCTGCGGTTGCCGGTTTCGTCGCGCTGTATCCCTTCGTAACTATTGCCGTCCATAACAATAATCCATTGGCGTTGTTTTTGTATTGATCCTTCCCATTTAAAATTAAGATCGTCTGCGCCTTTAGCTACGAATTCTTTCACACGGTCCATTTCGCTTCGTTTTAAACCAATTTTTTCGCCGACGTTAGCTATAATCGACGCGCCAGTTATATCGCGTAAAAAATTATTATAATTATTCACGCTTAAATCTAGCTGTACAGGCTTATATCTATCCCCACCCATCAAATACTTACAGATTTGAACGCAAAAATAAGATTTACCGGAATTTTGCGCACCAATCAATGCTAATGAAAGGGGAGCTAAACACCCTGGTTTCATGATCCTATTATATAATGAAAGCCAAAAATAACGACCGAATTCACGATTAAGATCGGTATTAAAACACTTAAAAAGTTTTATCATTTCGCTTTCTAATCGACTAATACCATCCCATTTGGGAATCGTCTTTTCGAAATGCTCCTGCAAAAAATCCGACTCATGGTCAATAGCCCATGTTTTTAGTGCGGATAAAACGTTAATAGAACGCGGATTATCCATGCCGCAAATATTCAGCGCCATCATTAATTCACGGATACGTATATTCTTATTGGAAAGAGGTTCGTCATATTCATCCACAAGCCTTTGACCAAACGTGTCCATGTGTGGAAACGGAACAATGCCAGATCCGAAATCATATAGCGCATCAAATGCGGCCATCAAATTCAATTCGCTTGCAGGATTAGGTCGCACTGAAATTTCAATAGGGCGATCTTTTTGTTGGCGCGGCTTAATATAGTGAATATACTTAATCGCGTTAGTCCCAAGCAACGATAAAAGTTTAGCTCTAGCAACAATATTTTTTTCGTTATAAACTTTTTTTCGCTCTTGCTCCATTTCCTCGTTTTGTTTTAATACTCTACTTTTTCTTGCGCGGGCCTCCGATTCTGCGTCAATAGATATTTGACTTTCGGATGTAACGTTTTCCTCCGAGAGTGAGAAATCATTCCGTGAATCATCGTCTGCACTAAGAATACTCCCGATGCCGTTATAAATGCTGTCGATATTAATTGGTCCATCTTCATTATCCTTCTTAGTCATTTTAAATTATCTCCCGAAATATTTAATCGAGAGGGTTATTTATTTCATCAAGAAATTTTGTGGTGACAGAGCAAACTCTTTCGTACTGTTCGAAAATAGCCCGATCATAGTCTTTCAAATCCATAGCAATTTTTTCTTTGAAATAATCAAAATCGGCAATTAAAAATTTATTATCAACGAGATAATTTAAGCAAGAAAGTAAAACGAGGGCTTTTTGCGGTAAGGTTGTTTTGTCGTGGAGCATGGCGAAATCAAAAAGGCCAATTCCCAGATCATTAGGAGTATTAAAGGTGAGAACACAAAGATAAACGGCTTTTGTCCCCGGGAACTCCATTGTTATATGACTGATATGTTTCCCTGAATTACGCGCTACATGTACAGAGACTTCCCGGTCATAATGATTAAGATTGCGAAGCTGAAAAATAAACTTAAGGGATGGATCTGCTTTAATTTGATAAATGTTAAGAAATAATTCTTTAGAATTCATGGTGTTACGTCCTTTATAAAACCCTAAGTCGGACAAAGTGAGCATATTCAACGAAATGCCTGTTTTCTATTATTCCACCTTTCCAAGGATAAATATACCGTCTTTTATCTAAAGACTTTTTTCTCCAATGTCAAGAAGATTTAGGTAAATTTATGATCTGATCGCCATTCATTAAGGTATCTCTGTCTATCGTTTT